TTGAGCTGAAGAACACAATTGGTACGACTGAGGTTGGAAAAATTATTCCGGCCACCAATCTTGGTTTGCAATTACCAAATCAAATGCGTCTTACAATCCGCGATATTTTGGCGGGTGGCAGCATGAGCGGGAATCTCATTGAATATGTTCAAATGAAAGAATTCACCAATAATGCAGCAGTAGTTGCAGAAGGTGCAAACAAGCCAGAATCTGGAATTACATTTGAAGATAAAGATGCCAAAGCAGTTGTAATTGCTCACTGGTTAAAAGTAACCACTCAAATGTTAAGTGATGCACCGGCTTTGCAGTCTTTCATTGATAACATCTTGCGTCATGGCCTAGATATTAAGCTTGAAAAGCAAATCCTTGCTGGTGATGGAACCAATGGCAACATGCTCGGTTTAATCCCTCAAGCAACCGCTTATGCTCCACCTGCTGGTGCTCCAGCTACTCCAAATATGTTTGATGTGTTGCGCTTTGCAATGCTTCAAGTTGTTTTAGCTGACGACTTTGCTAACGGCCATGTATTAAACCCGATCGACTGGGCACTCATGGAAACGCAAAAAGATGCAAACGGCAACTACATCATTGGGAACCCGCAATCACAAGCGGTTCCGACATTATGGGGATTGCCTGTAGTTCAAACCGCGGCTATGGATGCGGGTAAATTCTTAACAGGTGCGTTTAATACTTCTGCCCAATACTTTGAGCGCTGGGGTGCTGCTGTGCAAATCGGTATGCAGGGCGATGATTTCACATCAAATAAACGTACCTTACTTGCTGAAACCCGTGGAGCATTAGCTGTTTATAAGCCTAAATCGCTTGTATATGGCTCTTATACTCCTGCTACGGGTGGTTAATTCATTTTGGGGTGGTGTTAGTCACCATCCCATTTAGAGAGGCCAAAATGAAAGAATATGAAGTTTTACGCCCACACTTTGGAGATAAAGACTACAAAGAGGGCGATATTCGAACCGCAGATCCAAACGTGGTAAGGCATTTGGTAGAAAATAAAGTTTTACGTGAATACCAAACAAAAGTTGATCCACCAAAACCAGCTACAAGACGGAATAATTCAAAATGATCACACTCGAACGAGCTAAGTTGCAATGTCGAGTTGATCACGATGATGAGGATGTGCTTTTTCTTGAATGGATAGCTCAAGCCGATGAAGAAATAGCGATCGACATCGACCGAAAAATTATTTCAAATGAGTCAGAAAGAACTTCTGACACGGACATTGTGGACTGCAAGAAGTTAGATAATGCCCGGTTGATATTTATTGAGTATAAGTACAGCCGAAGTCTAGAAGGAAAACCTCAAGCATATTGGGATATTTTGCAGCCTATTAGAGAAATGGGGGTCTAATATGCCCAGCATTACTCCAAAGCTTAAACACCGCATCACTATTCAGAAAGCAATTCAAACCCAAGACCAAAACACTGGAAAATTAATCACCTCATGGTCTAATTTTGCAACAATTTGGGCAGAAGTTACCGACCTTTCAACAAGGGATGTTATTGCGGCCAAAGCAGCCAATAGCTCGATACAAGCCCGTGCAAAAGTGCGATATAGCAGCGCTACAAAACAAGTTGATAGCACAATGCGGGTTCTTTTTGATGGTTACTATTACAAGATTGATGGGAACCCAATGCGAGACCCAGACTCACGCCGTGAGTATTTAACTATCAACCTTGCAACAGGTGATAAAGCATGGAATGGGTGATTTATGGCTACTCAAATACATGGCTTGGAGCCTGCATTAAGACGAATGCGGGCAATTGGTAATGACAAGACTGTAAAGCGTATTGCCCGTAAAGCCATGCGTCAAGCAATGAACATTGTGAGAGACAAGGCTCGTGAAAAAGTTAAACGCCTAGATGACCCGACAACACCCGAAAAGATCTGGAAAGAAATTGTTGTTCAGAATGGGCGAAGTAGAAACAAAAACACTTTGGTAATGCGTGTTGGTGTGCGTGGTGGTGCACGTATCCCATATACAAACAATGCTCAAAATAGACGTGCTGGGCGTGTTGGTCAAACTTACCAAGCGGACGGACGAGTCTTTTACTGGCGATTCCTTGAGTTAGGCACAAGTAAACAGCCTGCTACTCCGTTTTTACGCCCTGCTTTATACGAAAACATTGAACAGATAACAGATAAGTTTGTTCAAGTATTTAATTTTGAACTCAGTGTGGTTTTAGGTGAAGCTTAATGATTGATGTTCCAATTTTTAAATTAGCCAGAGCAGATCCAGCGGTTAAGGCTCTACTTGAAAGCGATGGAATTTTGCGAGTCTGGAAGTTTGGAAGTGCTCCAGATGAGCCACAAGCGCCATATGTGACATGGCAAACAATTTCTGGTGATTCAAATAGCAACCTTGATTCACGTCCTGTTTCAGACAATGCAATTATTCAAATTGATGTATATGCAACTGATGAGGATGTTGTTGATCAGGTTGCAAAAGCAATTCGCTTCGCAATTGAACTTGATTGTTATGTGGTTCGTTATGGCGAGGCAGATAAGGACCCCGTAACAGGAATGCCCCACTATTCTTTTGATGTTAGCTGGATCGTAAGCCGCTAATAAAACTTAAACCATATTTTCACTTAGCACCCATTTCGGGTGCTTTTTTATGCCTAAAATTAAGGAGCGCTCTTAATGGCTAATGTTAAAACTCAAGGTACACAGGCATATGCTGTCATTGATGGACAAGTATATCGCTTTGTCTGTATGAAAAAAATTGGATTCGGTCAAGACTCATTTGGGAAAATTGATGTGACTTGCCTAGAGGATGAATCAAAAAAATATTTGCGAGGTATACGTGATCCGGGTGAAGGCTCATTTGACATTGATTATGACGATGAAAACGCAAGTCATGACAAACTCGCTGAATTAGCAGAAACAGGTATTGAATTGGATTGGTATATTGGTTCAAGCCACTCTAAAACACCTCCAACTTATAATGCCACAACTAAAGAAATTGATCTGCCAGATGATCGTATGTGGCTATCGTTTAAAGGTTATGTGAATGATGCAGCCCCGAACGATATTGAAGTTGATGCAGCGCTTGGTTATTCATATACCTTAGTCCGAACTTCAAAAGTGACTAAGACTAAACGCACGGTGACTTCATAATGACTAAAGTAAATATTAAAGCATTTAAAAAGGTCACTAAAATTGGTGCGCCAGTTGAAAGAACAGTCAAATGGGTTGTGGAAGTGACAGAAGATAATATTGATTTTCTTACCTCTCAACTAAAACGAGAATTAACTCTTGGTGAAAAAGCAGAAGTGGAAGGGCAGGTTTTTATTAAAAAGCTTGCCTTCAATGATCTTCATGAAATTTCTAAAGCGTATGATTGGGAAATTAATGAAGACAATATTGCTGACTCAAAGCTTAAGTCGGTAAGTGTCAAACGCATGCAAGCTGGACACTTGCTAGGCTCAGTTTGTGAGGATGCAAAAGGCACGCCGTTCTTTAGTTCTGTTCAAGACGTTCTTGATTCTGAAATTCCTTTTATTGAGTCGCTTTATGCTGTGGCTGATGAAGTGAATAACTTCATGGGAAAGTCACGGAAGAAGAACTTGACGAATACGAATTCTGGTGCGAACTTGCCCTTGGAATCGGTGGAATCACCATCGAAGAAGCCCAGCAAAAAATAAGTTTAAAAGAGCTTAACATTTGGAGAGCCTACCGTAAGAGACGAGGCTCTCTTTTTCTTGGTCGCCGTATTGAGCAAGCAATTGGTAATTTGGCGGCAGTTTATATCAGGAGTCATTCGAAAAATCCTGAGCAGGTAGATGCACTCAACTTCATGCCTCACGAGTACAAGCAAGAGCTTAGTCTGGTCGACTATCTGGAACAATTAGCAGAAGAATAAGTTGGTTTTACGAAACCAGCTTGTTCAAAAATGACATTAATATATTCATTTGCTAGATTGGCACTGTGTTATCTATAAATGCAGAAGCTATGAAAATATATATATTCGCTTTTTTAGTAGTTTTTCCAAGCTTGGTATTTGCTCAGGAAAGATCGGTTGATGAAAGATGTAGTGGGTACGCCGATACTGTCACAAAATTACTTGTAAATAGGTATGACCATGAAACTCAAGATGAGCAATTGGAGTTGCTCAACGAGATTGATGATAAAGAATATAGGGACAACTTAATCAATATGCTTAAGTATATCTATACATTGCCTTTACACTCCAATGAAAAAGACATTGGAATTCAGTATTTAAATCAATACATTGCGTCATATAGGATTTGTATTCAGCAATATGCTGATAAATAGTTAATTTAGATAAAAAACCCGCTAAGCGGGGTTTTTTATTGCCGGGAGAAAAGTAAATGGCTGCTGGTTCATTAGGTCGTTTAACACTTGATCTGGTTGCGAAAGTTGGTTCATTTGTTGAGGGAATGAGTCAGGCAGAAAGAAAGGCAAAACAAGCTTCTGACAATATAAAGAAGTCTTTTAAGAGTTTTGGTGATCAGATACAAGATGCAATTGGTGGTACTCAATTAGGATCCGCTATTGATGGCATTACAGGTAAACTCGGTGCTTTGCGTGGCGGTGTCTTGGTGGCTGGTGCTGCATTAGCTGGTATGGCAGTAGGTGGTACGGTTTTAGCGGCTGGTGCACTAGGTCAAATGGCGATTGAGCTAGCAAAAGCCGATGCTCAACTTAACCAGTTGTCACGTAGGGCAGTAACATCTGCTGAAAACTTTCAGATCGTAGCTGGTGCTGCAAGCGCCTTTGGTGTTGAGCAGGAAAAGCTAAGTGATATTTTGGCCGATACCTCAGAAAAGCTTGGTGAGTACACATCAACAAAAGGTGGTGGAGCAAAAGACTTTTTTGAAATGCTGGCTAACAACACCAAGATGTCAGCCAAAGAAATTGATGAGTTCGCCAAAAAGCTATCAACAATGGACACCGTTGACGCGTTGGGGCAGATCACAACAAAACTTGATGATATGGGGGCAACCGCTGCTGAAAAACGCTTTGTGCTAGAGTCATTAGCAAGTGATTTGGGTGATTTGGCTCCATTATTTGCAAACAACTCTGAATTAATAAAAGAGTATGGCGACCAGTTGCGCGAAGCTGGTGTTATTCGCACGCAAGAGAGTATCGATAAATCACTTCTTTTAAATGCCCAAACTCAAGCATTAGGCACCCAGTTTCAAGGGTTCAAAAACCAGTTAGCTGGTCAAATGACTCCTGTATTAAGTAATTTGATTCAGTATTTTGTTGATGGTGCCGTAAAAAGTGGAAGCTTTGGAACTGTTCTTAGCGCCGTTGGTACGGTTGCTAAAGTAGTCGGCATTGCTATTGTTGGAGTTGCAAGTGCGGTATCAGTGGTTATTCAGTCAATTAGTGGTTTTGCAAGCCTAATTGACCATGTGGGCAATGTTGCTGCAAGGCTAGACGCTGCTACCACGATCAAAGAACAAATTAACGTCCTTAAATCTGGTTTTAGTGAAGGGAAAGCGATTTGGGTTGATACCGCTTCTGGAATTGACAAGACCATCACCAGCATGATGTCCTTTGTAAGCAATGTTAAAACAGGAACAATGCCTGCTTTAACTGGCTTATCTGCTGCACAGTTAAAAGTCAATCAAGCAAATCTAGCCAATTCAAAAAGTACCATTACAGACACTGAAACAGCTAAAGAGAATGCTAAAGCCAAAGAGGAGCAAGCAAAGGCAGCAGCTAAGGCAGCCAAAGCACAACAAGACCTCAATAAAATGGTTGGAGCTTCTGCACTAAGCGGTTTACGCATCAAAGGTGCAGAATCTATTGCGGGTGGTCAGGTTAGGGCATATACAGCTAACTTTGCTCAGATGACGCAATCAGCATTAGGTAAAGGCTTAAATAGATTTACCGCATTCAACGACCTTTACCACAAGGGCAGCAATAGCAAACATGCTACTGGTAATGCTTTTGACTTTACACTTGAAGATGCGAAAAAGTCTGGTGAGGCAGTTTCACAGCTCGAGCAGATAGCTAAAAGATATGGCTTTGTTGTTAAGGTTCTTGATGAATATAAAAACCCATCAAAACGTGCAACTGGTGGTCATATTCATGTTTCAGTTTTGGGGTACAAGGGCACAGCAGATGCATTAAAAGATGCAAATGCAGAACTTGATATTGTTCAGAAAGCAAATAATGAAGCGGTAAGAATTCAAGAAGAGCGACAAAAACAACAGCTTGCTATCATTGCTAAATATGCCACACCAGAGCAAAAGATGGCTTTGGATAATGCAGTAGCTATCAAACAAATCAAATTAGCTTTTGCGGGGGATTCTGAATCACTTGAAAAATATCTTAAGCTTCAAAAAGAAGCTTATGCTAAAGACTTAAATGAGTTCAGAAAAAAGGAAGATGAAAAGAAGCAAATTGCACTTGATTCTATCACCAACCCGTTTGGCAATATGATTGGCATTCAAGTTTCTTCTTTGTCTAACTCAAAATTAAGTCCAATGGGTTTGGCTCAATTTAATCAAAATACTCAGCAACAAGATGGATATTCGCAACTAGGTGATGAACTTAGTGCTGGTGCTAATGCAATAAACTCTAACGAGTATATGAGCCAGAAGGAAAAGAACGATGCCTTGCTTTCTTTACATCAACAGTATCTTGAGGCTAAAAAGGCTTTAGATATTCAATATGCTAAGGAGGATGAAAACCTCAAGAACCAAAGTAATGCAGCGTCAATTGCTGGATATGGTGCCATGTTTGGAATGATGGGATCAATGTTAGATAACTTTGGTGCAAAGTCATCCGTTGCTTATAAAGCAGCTTTTGCATTACAAAAGGGGTTTGTGCTTGCTAGTGCGATCCTCAATGCAAAGGGTGCGATAATGGCTGCTTGGAATGATCCATCCAACACTACAATTTGGCAAAAAATGGCAGCGGCTGCTGCCACAGCAGTTCAAACAAATGAACTTATGACTGCAATTCAGGGTGTTGCGCTTACAGGTATGGCCCACAACGGTATAGACAATATCCCGCGTGAAGGTACATGGCTTTTAGATGGTGGTGAACGTGTATTAAACCCTCAACAGAACAAAGATTTGACGAATTATTTAAATAATCGTCAAAACGGGTCTAGTGAGGGCAATGTGCAAATCAGCCAACAGATTACGTTTGCTGATGGGTCCGCAAACGTCAATACACAAGGGCAAAAGCAAATTGCTGAATCTCTGAATAATGCAATGGATGCTTGGGCTAGACGAGAAAGCCGTCAAGGCGGTGTCTTGTTTAATCTTGTGAGACGTTAATTACCCAAGTTTAACCACTTAAAACCAAATAAACCCACTCTCTTGAGTGGGTTTTTTAATGGGAGTACAAAAGTGAAAAAGTACATTATGACTTTTCTGCTTGCTTTATTGATTGCTGTAGTTTTCTACATAAGTGCAAATTTAATTGATTTTAATCTAATTGAATATGCAACGGGTTTCGTCTTTGGATTGTCATTCACCCTCATTTTTAAAAAACAATCTAAGAGTTCTAAAGCTGCAGAGCTACTAAACAAACATTTAAAAGAATGGGCAGTTCGTGAAAGTAGGCGGGCAGGTTTATTGGCTCCAGATCAAGATACGAAGGATCTAGAAAGTTGCAAAAAACGTTTTAAAGATAGTCCGGTAAGTATGAAAGTTGAGTGGTCAAAAAAAGATGAGTAATCGTAAATTCACATTTGAGTGTGACTTAGATGGGAATAGTAATACCCAACGTTTTAATACTTTGTCTTCTAAGTTCGGTGACGGTTATGAACAAAACATTGCTGTAGGTATCAATAACCGAGCTGGTGAATGGACTTATCAAAGAACGGCTTATAAAGCCGAAATTATGCAAATCAAAGCGTTCTTCGATCAGCACAAGGGAGCGGACTCGTTCCTTTGGGATT